ATTCTGGATGAAAACAATGGTATGGTGTGTAACACCCCAGAGTTCCCTAAAGAGTTGTATCCAGATGGTGTCTATTGTTATTTCGCCTCTGTAGATACTGATGGTTCAATGCAGTTCCCCTACATTGTGGGTAAGACATTTAAGAACAGACCTATCTCACAGAACATTCTGATCAGTGATGTTGAGCAGTTACAACCCATTGTAATGAATGATAAGATCTTTGATCCCAATATGTGGTATGACGAAACCAGATTGGAATTTGATTTCAGGTTGGTTGAAAGGTTTAGGAATCTGTATTTGTCTGAAACCAGAGATGAAGTTCAACTAAAAATTGGTGAAATCTCTAAGGGTGGTATTTCTGAAGTTATTGTGGAACTTGGTAAACCAAAAACCACTGAAGTCAATGACCTTGTTTATTTTGACAACACAGGAACCTTGGGGTCAGGTGCAGAAGCAAAAGTGTCGCATGTTGAAGGATCTGAAGTTGCCCTTGCTACTGGAAGAGACTTAAGAACTGTTACTGTTTCACATCTTCAAAGGATTGATATTAAGTACAATAACCCTGATGCAAACTATTTGTTTATTGAAGAACAGAAAGTTACTTCTTCTAGTGGAGCAGAAGGGGTTGTTGTGGATTTCAACTATGAACTGCAACTGGTTGACATCAGAATTACTACACCTAATCTAATTCGAGAAGGTGACATCATTTATGATGTTAAAGGAAGAATTATTGATATTGGTTACATAAAGAAAACTGATACCAACTCCTTTAAGTCAGTTGACCTAACCCTTCACATTGAAGCAGAAAATGGGTTGTTGATTTTAGATGAGACTGCACTCTTCAATATTCAAATTGAAGATCCAAGACTTCCACAACAAACTTCTAGATCTTATCGCAACTCTAGAATTTACACACAATTAACAGAACCCAGAGCGGCAGAGAATCAGATTGGTGATTTGTGGTGGTCGCACAGAAATGGTAGGTTATATGTTTGGTATCAGGATGAAGATAGTTTCCAGTGGGTGTGTACTCAACCAATTGGTATCTATCCTATTGATGGTGCCTCTGATGTTGGAATTGGTACCACAGCACCAACAAATCAGTTTGTAGACAAATACGCTACAGATAACACTATCACCATTTCTCGCAAAGCGCCATCAATGAGAAAAGATGGCACAAGGAACAGATATGGTGACTTGTGGTGGTCTTCTCATACTGGTATCCTTTACATCTGGAATGATGATAGTTATGGGTCCTTTAACCCATCTGATATTGAGGGTGCTGGTGAATGGGTGTGTACAGATCCAAATGCCAAAGTTCCAAACATCTACGCATCTGATTACCATAAGTTCTATAAAGGAACTAGAATGGTGAGGTCTTTCCCCATCAATTCCATTATTTCTGCTGGTCCTCCTAAGGATGTTAGTGAAGGAACTCTATGGTGGTGTACTGGAACTGCTAAACTTTATATCTTGTTTGATGAGCAATGGGTTGTCGCAAACCCAGTTGCTTGGGTACCAACCAAGTATGCAAGTGATATTTTAGAACCAGGTGGCGGTGGGTCAGGTGGTCAAGGACCTGTTATTCCATTACCTGAACCTCCTTCGTACATTGAAGATGGAATGAGTGAGTTCTGGTTTAGAAACCTTAAGTACTTTGTTCCTGGTGATGATATTAGATTTAATGTTGGTGCACCAGGTACTGGACCAGAGGAAGACGCAATTCTTGATTCTATCTTGAGATGGGGACCACCTGACAAAGCAAAGGTTATCAGAGGTCCTGAACCTATTGAATTGCCTGATGGTACTCCAACCATTGATCTAACAAGATCACTTTACATTATTAATACTAAAACTGCACATAGTTTAAAACCTGGTGATTACATCAAGATTGAGAACTCCAAGTATGATGAAGTGAATAATACTCATCAGGTAATTGATGCTGGTGTTGTTGAACCTGCTAAGGGTACAGCAAGAATCAGTAATGGTGAAGTTGTTGCTGTTGACATCATAGACCCAGGTAAATATTACACTCAAGATTTCTTTGTTTATTTTATTGGTGGTAGGGGAACAGGTGCGTATGGATACGCAGAAGTGGATCCACTTATTGAAGGTGGTGGAGTGTCTAGAGTTACAATGTTAAATGGTGGTAATAACTTTGAAAGTTCACCTCAAATTGTATTTGGAACAGAACTTACAAATAAGGTTATTGTTCTTTATATGTCAGAAACATATGGTGCAGACCTCAATATTACTTACAGTACTACTAAGGAGGGTGTCCAAGGTAAGGCAAAGTATGTGAAGGTTACTTCGCCTGGTGTTGGTTATGAATCTCTTCCAATCTGTATAGGATTGATTAAAAAAGAATCTGACAGGGTAATCACCAAAATCAATTTGGATGGTTCAGTTATTTCTGATGTTGAAGTGATTGCAGGAGGAAGAAGATATTATAGTCCAACTGCAATCATTGAGGACCTTACAGGGTTTGGATCAGGTGCATCTGCTAGTGTTAGTGTGATGAATGGTGTGGTTCAAGAAATTGATGTAATAAGTGGTGGAAGTGAGTATGTTGAACCAATCATTACCATAGTAGAAACATTAGGTAAGTATGTTGCACTTACAGAGAACATTGGACAGATTAAGTCATTTAGGATCATAAATCCTGGAAGAAACATCTCTCCTGACCCATCACTAAAACCTGAACTACAAATTACGACAAGAGTGGTTGTTCTTAATCCATCTGGGTATTTTGTTCCTGGTCAAGAAGTGTATCAAGGAATTGAAACTAACAAACAAGTAGTTGGTGTTGTGGCACCATTTGATGTTTTGGACCAAACAGAAGATTCAGGTATTATTGTTAACCAAACCGTTCTGTCAGATCCTGATAGACAAATACTTACTCTTATTAGAGTAGAAGGAAATTTGAAATCAAATGAAATGATTTATGGTCCCACAGGACAAGGGTTGGTGGTATTAGAAGGTCAGTCAGATTCACGTATTGTGGTTGGAGGTGTTTCTTCTCCAGAGGGCAATTTCATTGATGACACCTCTAAGGTGAGTGAGAAGTATCCTGTTATTCAAGACTCTTATTACTATCAGTGGTTCTCTTATTCTATCCAGTCATCTTTACAACAGGTTCAATATAAGAACATTATTAGTGACATTATTCACCCAACTGGGTTTATTATGTTCTCAGATGTTATTATCAATGACAACACNAAGTCTGGGTCNCTGGTCCAAGATGTTGTTTTTACAAATAAATAAAAGAAAGATTAGAAATGACAACCATAAACACTAACGATCTTAGAATTCAAAACGCCAAGAACTTTGTTTCTTCTGCTAATAGCAGTGAAGAAAACACTTATCTGTTTGTGGGTAGAGTTACACCTTGGGACAATGATGAAACCCCACCTATTCCTGATAATAGTATCAAGGAAGTTTATAGAACTCATCAGGAGATGATTGCTCTATCCAGAGTGAATACTACTGATGTTCTTCATATGATTCCAATGGCAAGGTGGACATCTGGAGTAATCTATGATATGTATAGGCATGACTACTCACCTTCTTTAAACTCTTATCAAGGTGCTAATAATCTTTATAACTCAGTTTATTATGTAATAAACCAAAATAATGATGTGTATGTGTGTCTCTTCAATGATAAGAATACTTCATCTAGTGTAGAACCACAAAATACAACTAACACACCATTTTTTACTTCTGATGGATATCAGTGGTTAAGGTTATATAAGATTGACAGTTATCACATTGATAATAGAACAACTCAGAATTATATGCCTATTCTGAATAGTAATGAGAATACTAACACTCCTGCAGGTGCTTTATACACAGTTGTTATTGATTCCCCTGGAGATGATTATACAAGATCACCACAGGGTGGAATTAATCAACTTAGGTATTATTACTGTAATATTGTTGGAGATGGTAGGGGAGCAGTAGCAAGAATCAGTATCAACAGAGGACAGGTTGCAAGAGTTGATGTTGTTAGATCTGGTAGTCAATACACATACGCTGCTGTTGATTTTGTTTCTAACAGAACTTACGCAAGTCTGTATGACTTAGATAATAACATTAATGGTTTGGACCCAAGGGGTGATGGTACATTCCTTAGTACTGTAATCATACCTCCACAAGGTGGATGGGGAACTGACTTAATTAAAGAGTTAGGTGGCACAAGGGTTGGTGTGTTCTCAGAGTTAGGGTTTAACTATGATGAACTTCTTCCCAATACCACCTTCAGGCAAGTTGGACTACTTCACAACCCAGAGACTGAACAGGATAACCCATCAACAATTGTTGCTTGTTATGGTGTTAAGGTAACAGATAATGATAACACTAACCTGTATAAAATTGGTGAAGAGATAACTCAAGAGGTATCAGAGACAGATATCAATGGAAACCTTATTGGTACTCACACAGCAAAGGGTACTGTTGCTGGGTTTGATTTAAGTGTTGGACTTTTAAGATACATTCAAGTGCCTGAAATCCATTCAGATAAAGGAGTGGTGTATAAGTTTGAAAGTATTGAACCTATCATTGGTACTGAAACTGGTAAAAGTACATCTCCAGACACAACCTTCAGAGGATTATTTAAAGGAACAATATTTTCAGAAGGTTATTCGCTCTCAGAATTTACAGATTACACTGGTGACATTGTTTATCTAACAAACCTGTCACCAGTTGAAAGAGAACAAACACAAACTGAAAAAATTAGTCTAATTATTACCTATTGAATAGGGGAATAAATAACAGAAAAGAAGTAGTGAAATGCCCCTACAGACTAATTTAAATATCAAACCTTATTATGATGACTTTGATCCTCTAAACAATTACTACAGAGTACTGCATAAAGCAGGTTACCCTGTACAAGCAAGAGAACTGACGCAGTCTCAGTCTATCTTGCAGGATCAAGTTGAGAAACTTGCATCCAGAATGTTAAAAGAAGGAGATAATGTAGTACCAGGTGAGTATTCACTTAACCTTCCTGTGTCTTATGTAAGAGCATCTTCTATTACTCAGGGTTCCAGAGCAGAAGAATATGTTGGTTACACACTGAAAGGTGTTGTTTCAGGTGTGCTTGCAAAAGTAATATACGCAACACCATTAACAGATGATGATGATGTTACCTTCTATGTTAACTACCAGTCTTCTGGTAACACCTCTGAGTACAAAACATTTGTTGAAGGAGAAACTCTAGAGTCTGATACTCCTAACAATTATACTTCAACTGTTGGTATCAGTACTATCAGTAAACCAATTAGTAGTCCTCCAATGGGACAGGGCAGTCTTTTCACTGTAAAACCTGGTTCTTACTTTGTAGATGGGTTCATTGTAAGAAATGATGAAGAGACTATTACTCTTGAGAAGTATAATACACTACCAAGTTATAAAGTTGGGTTTGTTGTTGTTGAAGACTTTATAACTTCTAATGAAGATCAGTCACTTCTTGATAACTCTCAAGGTGCTTCTAACTTTGCTGCTCCTGGTGCAGATAGACTGAAGATCACTTTAAGTCTTGTAAAAAGAGATGTTGAATCAGTTGATGCTAACTTTATTCAACTTGCAGAAGTCTTCAATGGTAATTTGCTGGGTAACACTTCACAAACTGTAAAGTGGGATTGGTTGTTTGACATTCTAGCACAAAGAACATTTGATGAGTCAGGTGATTATATTGTTAGTGAATTTGCCATTCAAACTTATGAATACTGGAATGATGACAGAGTTGATGGAGTCTTTGATGTAGATACAGATACACTTACCTATCCTCCTGTTCCTGGTAGTAAGTCTGAAACAAGACTTACATTTGCAGAAGCAGATGCCAAATACGCAATCAGAGTGAATCCTGGTCTTGCTTATGTTCAAGGTTATAAAGTTGGTTACTCCCAACCTTTCTATCTTTATGGTAACAAGGCAAGGTCAATCAATTTCAGAGATAACACAATCACCCCCATCACTGAGGGTTATAACATTACTGTTACTAACTGCAACAGTGCTCCTGACTTCCAGAACATTACTGGTGAGTTAAGGTCTGTTGCATTTAATGATCTAGTTTTCTATCACAACTTCATTGATGGTTTTGTTGGGGAGAGTTCTCAACCAGGTGGCAAACCTAAGAATGCTGGTAATGCACCTTGGACCACTTATCACATCATTACTAATCAACCTATTGCAACTCCCATTACACAAGACATTGTGGAAATGGATCCTACTAATAACGGTGCAGTTCTTTACTCACCTAACAGAGTTATTAAAAGGGGTGATGTTATTGGTGGAGCAACTGTTCTTGTTTCCACAAAAATTGAACCAAGACCTTCTGGTGTAATGAGACCTAGGTACTTCACCCCTAACCAGTTGGTGGATGATAACAATGGTTACTTTGGTTATAACTCAACTTATAAGTTAGGGATTATGACATCCCTCTTCTTTACTGAATTGGCGTTGGCAGAGTCCCCAAACAACAACTGGTCTGTTGGTGAGTTGGTTTATGGAGAACAAAGTGGTGCTTTTGCTAACATTGAAGAAGGAACAACCAAGGAACTTCTGATTGTTTCTAACACTGTTGGTGAGTTTGTTGCTGGTGAAACCTTAGTTCAAGGCAATAATGTTGGTAGAATCTATAAGAATAATGAAGTTTCTGGATTCAACTTCCCAGATGACACAGTTATTGAATTGTCAGATGAAGATGAGATTGTAGTTACTGCTATTGGGTCNTCAATTAAACTAACAGTTGCNGANGGAGACATTGAATCTTCCGCCACTGAAATTAAAATTACCCAACAGGGAAGAAATAAACTCCTGAACTTCCCTTATCCAGAAGGAAGTGCATTTAGTAACAGAATCAATTACACTGTTGAAACTAAGAATGGTTGTAAGGGTTATGCGATTATTGTTCCAGCAAAGATTACAAACACATTGTCTAAGACAAAGTCTGTGTTCTCACAACTGGAACTTAACACAACAGATAAGTTTTCCGCTGACATCTCAGTTCAGACATCCAGTGATTCAGAAATCATCAACATTGCTGACAACTCCCTCTTTAGTGGAACTCCTGGAACCAATTATCTGACTTGTGATAACTTCTCTGGTGATGCATCAGAGCAACTGGTTGCAGGGGAATTGGTTACTTTTGTTGATGACACAGGCAGATCAATCAACAGACTGATTCACTTCACTACCAAACCAGTTGGTTATGGTTCATTAAGAAGTAAGTCAGTTCTTTACTTCACCACCTCAATCCCCAACTCAGTTACTGGTAAAACAGTCCAGAGAGTTAGAGTTAAGAGTTCTGGAACACCAGACCAGAATCTTATCTTCCAACTCCCACAGAAGGTTGTGTCGACCTTAGAGAGTGATCCTCTAACCACAAGAATTAATTATGTGGTTCACAGACAGTTTTATGTGAATGCACTTGCTGGAAGCACATCGATTACCATTACAACCACCAAAGATAATGAGGTGTTTACTGGGTTCGCTAACAACACCAACATCTTTATTGTTAATAACACAAACCTCTTTATTGAAGGAAGATCACTAACAATTGATAATGTTTTATTTGAAGATGGTGGTCGTAAAATTGTTTACACCTTGTCACAACCAGTCCCTGCTGATTCAACTCTTAAGATTCTTACACCAGTTTTTGTCACAAACGCCAAAGCAAAGAGAAAGATTTACAGAGATGGAATCAGTCCAGAGGCACCNGTAGACCCAATTGTTATTNCTTATGATGTTAGTGATCCTGACNATTACGAAACTTCACCTGCTTCTCAAATTGCAATCTCNNTTGGAATTGCTGATGTTTACCGCATCAATTACATCAAGATGGGTGACGGGAACGCTAAAGTTGATGTAACAGATAATTACATCTTTGATAATGGACAAAGAGATAATGTTTATGACATCTCTAGAATTTACCTGAAACCTGGTAGACCTAAGGCAATTGGTCAGTTGGAAGTTAATTGTGCTTACTTTGAACATAATGATGAAGGTGATTTCTTCAGTGTGGACTCTTACACTGATGACCTGGGTGTAAACTACGCAGCAGTTCCTGTGTATTCACCTAACTCTATTACTTCCAGAGAGAACCAGTTTGATGATTCTGTTGTTATTCAACTAAGAGATTGTGTTGACTTTAGACCTATTGTTAATACCACAGGTACCAATAAGTCACAAATTTCAGTACTGACTCCTGGAGTTGATGCACAGAACTCCACAAACTTTAGAGACACCACTAACTTAGGTAATGGTTTTGCTCCAAGGATGCCTGTGTCAGGAACACAGTTTATGTGTGATATGTCTTACTACCTTCCTAGGTACGACTCACTGTTCCTTGAGAACACAGGAGCACTTACCCTGATTGAAGGTAAATCAGATACTAAACCCATTCCTCCTTCTGACATTGCTACTGGCATCAGATTGTATGACATCTTTGTTCCTGCTTATACCTTCAGTGTGAAGCACATCACCAATAAGAAGTTTAACTATAAGCGTTATAGAATGAAGGATATCGCCAACATTGAAAGGCGTATTGACAGAGTGGAGGAGTTAGTAACACTTTCCATTCTGGAACAGTCAGCATTGAATATGAATGTGAGAGATGCTGTTACTGGACTTGATAGGTTTAAGAATGGTATTGTGGTTGATACCTTTAGAGATCATAGTAAGGGCGAAGTTGGTTCTTCACAATACAGAAACAGTGTGGATCCAAAGAACAGTCATCTGAGATCACCTCACTTCACTGATCAAGCAGAACTTGAAGAAATTAATCAGACTGTTGCTCAAAGAGAAGGTAATGGTTATAAGAATAGTGGTGGCATTGTCACATTGGATTATGATAATGTAAGAATTCTTCAGAACCCATTTGCGACAAGGTTCATCAACCTTCAACCATTTACAGTGTTTACCTATGATGGTAACCTGGAACTAACACCATCCATTGACACTTGGCAAGACGTCAACAGACTTCCTGACCTTGTCATTGAGGACAACAACTTGTTTGACGCAATGGTCAACTTGACAGGTGAGATGGCAGATAATGGGTTTGGTACAGTATGGGGTGACTGGGAAACCACAGGAACCAACTCAACTTCTAGAGACACCATTATTCGTAACACAGAAGGTAACGCAAACGCAGTTAGAAATACTGTTAACACCTTTGCTGCTTTGGGTATTGCCACTAACATCAACCAAGACCTTCTTAACCAAGGTGGTTTGGACTTGTTAGCAAATGGTCAGAGACCACCACTGGTTGTTACTAACACAACAACTTCTACTTCTCAAGCAAGAACTCAGACTCAGTCACTCATCAATGTTTCCACTGGAAGAGTGGAAAGCACCTCTTATGGTGACCGGGTGGTAGATGTTCAGTTGGCAAGGACAATGAGAACAGTTCCTGTTCTTTTACAGGCATACAGACTGAAACCAAACACAAGGTACTACGCATTCTTTGATGATGTGGAAGTGTCTGACTGGGTGTCTGTTGATACCACAGAAAATGTGAGTGGAAGAGGCAATGTGTATGTTGGAGTACCCAACACCAGTCCTAAAGGGTTTGGACTTCCATTGATGTCTGATGATGTTGGTACCCTTACTGGTGTGTTCCTTATCCCTAATGGTAGACCCCCTGTAACAGGTTCTGTGTTCAATGGTGACCTCCAGTCAGTACAATACCAGATGTCAGGTCCTACAAGGTCTTTCAACACTGGACAAAGGAAACTAAGACTAACATCATCTGTTATCAACTCTAAAGACCTATCCCAGGTTGAAGGTTATGCAGAAGCAGACTTTGTGGCAAGTGGTGTACTACTTGACAAACAGGAGACTATTGTTTCCACAAGACTACCTTCATTCAACACAACATCTAGAGTTACTGGTTCTGAAACCAGAGTTCTTGAAAGTCAGGAAACTACTTCCAACTACTTTGACCCTGTTGCACAGTCCTTCCTGGTAGATGAGAACAGTCCTGAAGGAGTGTTCCTCACTGAACTGGATGTGTTCTTTAGAACTAAGGACGCCAATGAGGCGGTGGAAGTGTTCATTGTCACCACAGATGGACAAGTACCAACAGAGACCATTGCTCCACACTCTAAGGTTGTTCTGAACTCTGACACTACACTGAGAGTTGTTAGTGAGTTAGCAGGTAACAGTGACACCATTACTGCAGGAACTACTGTTGTTGGACAAGTTTCAGGAGCAACTGGTGTTGTTAAGACATCTTCAGTGTTTGACTCACAGTCCAGTAACCCAACCAAGAATGTAACCAACACAGTTTATAATGTTGTGTTGAGTAACTACCTTGGTCAGTTTGTTCCTGGTGAGGAAATTGTTCCTGACATCAATCCAAGATCAGAAAGCAAATTCAATGTTGCACCTAATGAAGTTGTTGTAACCAGAGTTGACCTTATTGATCTTGGTGAGAACTACACAACCGCTAACATTACATTCTCTGAACCTGAACTCCCTGGTGGTGTTACTGCAACAGCAACTGCACTAATCAAGGATGGAATGGTTTATCAGATTGACTTGGTTAATTCAGGTTCAGGTTACACCAAGAGTCCTTCTGTAAGGATTGAGGGTGATGGTTCTGGCGCAGAAGCAACCCTAAGATTCAAGGATGGTAGATTGGGTGTTGTTATGGGTGTGTGTACTTCTCAGGATGGCACAGCACCAACAACCTTTAAGTTCAAGGCACCTGTTTATCTGTTAGGTAATACTTACTACGCGTTTGTTGTTAAGTCTCCTAACTCCCTTGACTACACCATTTGGACATCTAAGTTGGGTGAGAACCTACTTGGAACTGAAACCAGAGTTACAGAACAACCAAGTCTTGGTTCATTGTTTAAGTCACAGAATGGTGGTCTATGGACAGAAGATCAGACAGAAGATGTCAAGTTTGTAATTAGAAGAGCAAACTTCTACGCTAACACCACAGCACTAATTAAACTCAATAACGCTCCACTTCCAATGAGAGTGTTACCTTTAGATCCTATTGAAACCAGTTCTGCTGTTGGAAGTGGGTCTGATGTGTTTGGTGATAACCAACAAATTGTTAAAATCTATCATCCCGCTAATGGATTGGCACCAAATGATCTTGTTAAGATTCAAGGTGTTGAGGGAGAAACAGGTGGGATTCCTTTAGAAGAAATTAACACACTTCATAGTGTTATTCATTCTGACCTTAACTACTTCAGTATTAAAGTGGAAAGTCTGGCAAGCGCTTCTGTAAGAGGTGGTGGTACAAGAGCATTATGTTCTTATAACAGACCTTATGAGGTTATCAATGTCTATACAGGACTGATGGCATTTGGTACCTCTCAACTCACTGTTGAGAACAGAGCAACAGAACACGCTGGGGTAACACTTTATAACCAACCTTATCAGTATAGATTGGATGAAAGGAGAAACATCAACTTGATGGAGTCTTACTATTATGGTGGTGCTAAGCAAGTCGCTAACCAATTGAATGAAGCGAAGTACAGAGACTCACTGCACTTACAGGGAAGAAGAAGTTTAGAGACAGTGATTGAAATGCTCACTTCTAATTCTAAAGTGTCTCCTGTTATTGACCTTGAAAGAACTAATGCGACTATCACTAGAAACTTGATTGATAACCCAACTCCAACTGATGAGATCTTTGGTACTCCTATTACAACTGTTACACTGAAGGATACATTTACATCATCTCTTGCTTCAATAGGTGATGTTGTCAGTTTCTCTGACAGAGATGGAGTTTCCAGAAAGTCTATTATTAAGTCTATCAACCCTACTACTAAGAAAATAAAACTTAGTGGTAAGTTTAGTGACCTTATTAATAAGGCGACACTGTTCAGTAACAGTGAATTGAACTCTATTGGTATTCAAGAAAGTGTCACTCAGGATTCCGCAGAGTTGTTTGTTCCTGAAACCAGATCAAATGGTAGTGTCTATTCCAAGTGGATTTCTAGACTCTTCCTCTTTGAGAATCTGTGTGATGGAGTGGAGATCAAACTCAGTACAATCTTCTATGATACCAATAGTATCAAGATGTACTTCAAACCTAAGACTGTTGGGTTTGATTTTGAGATCTCTAATGTACCTTGGGTACCATTTAATGAGACCGCTCTTCCCAATGACATTGAGAAAATCAAAGCAAGGTCTGCTGATAATGTGAACCCTAATGAGATCAATTCAGGTGAATGGAAAACACTTACCTGGTCTGTTCAGGACTTGGCACAATTTGATGGCATCCAAATTAAGATTGTTATGTCATCTGACAATCCTGCACAGGCACCATTGATTGACGACCTACAACTGGTTGTCAGTGAGTGATTCTAAATAAGTAAAAGGATTCTTATTGTGAAGAGCAAAGTTGAAGGTCATCCTAGTCTGGTAAAGGACACTCATACGGGTGTCATTATCAATCGCGAAAACAGCGATCGATCCAGATACAGGACTGCCAAAAAGCAGGCTGTTATGAATCTTGATTCTCAACAAGAGATTTTAAGATTATCTGACGAACTTGATGAAATAAAAGATCTACTAAAACAACTGTTGGTTAAGTAAATGGCCCTAAATTTTCCAAGACCTGATCAATCCCCATTCACTGATGCTGAAAGTGGGTTGAAGTATATTTACAACCCTACTATTGGTGCTTGGGAGTCTGCTATCCAACCACCAGTGGTTGTTACTTATGATGGCAATCCTCCTGACATTATTATTGAAGGGTTTCTGTGGTTTAATAACCAAGATCTGAGTCTTTACATTCTGAGAAATGGTGACTGGATTCCAGTTGTGGATGGAGAATACGGTCCTGTCTTTATTGGAATAGCTCCTCCTGGATTCCCTGCATCAGGTGATTTGTG